TGACCAAGTTGGGCTGTTCCGTATTGGCTTCAGCCCAATGAATGCCAGCGTCGACTAGGTTCGCCCACGGTTCTTTTTTGAGACGCTCTCTTGGTACGCCGTGACCAGTGCGGTGCTCGCGGCAGGGTCGTTTTTCACCGCGTGAAGCAGTGCCTCACCCTGCAGTGGTTGGCCGTCTTCGCCCGGCACCTCCAGCTCGCTCACGCTGAGCAGTACATGATCCAGCAGCAGTGAGTCGGCGGGCATTTCACGCAGCTTGTCCTGCGGCAGTGCTTTGAACTTGGCCTTGAATTTGCCGGTGTGCTCTTTGCCGTCTTCGTCGTAAATGGTCAGTGAGACGGGGTAGGTATACGAGCGGTTGGTATTGAGTTTGAACACGGTATTACTCCTGATTAACTGCGGTTTAATCGCCGCTTACGCAGCGGTGCTTGCGAGTTACTTGACGACGATAGTGACTTCGTCGTTACCGTCGACTGGCTCGGGCATGTAGTTGATGCTCAGCATCTGCTTGCCTTTCACATCGGCGTAGGTCGGCGCTTCGATACCCACCGAGGGCATGTTGAACTCGATGATATTGCCGGGGGTTTTGCCGTGGGTGAGCGTGAGCACTCCGGTCTCTGCGGCCTGATGCACAGCGAAGTAATCTTTTACGCCCACGCCGGGGTCTTCAATTTGCAGCGTGCCGGAGGGGCCGCGCCCAGTGATCTCGATGTCGGCTCCACCGACGATTTCGGACATGTGCTCGACTTGGCCCGCCATGTTCAGGGTGAACTGGCTGAACGGAACGGTGGCCCCCATGAAGCTGAGTTCTTCTGTGTTCGTGCTATTGACCACCAGCGCTTTCTTCCACTGAGTCAGGGTGACGGCAGGCAGCTCTTCTTGCGTCACTGGGCTGATAAGCCCGTAGAGCGTGAAGCGGATCGTGGGGATGCCATTACCGTTGAACGTGAACTCTGGCGTGCCGTGGGCACCGCGACCTTTGTGCAGGTTGCCGTCCATGTGGGCGAAGAACACGCAGCTGTCTTCGTTTTCAGACACCGGGCTATAGGTGACGCTTTCACCCTCAACGATGACTTCGCTCCAGCCGCAGGCACGTAGCATCGTGCCCCACGGCGGTGGTGTGCCCAGCTCACCGCTGGTATTCGCCTCGACTTCCACGACCACTTGAACGTGCTTCTCACCCGGTGCCTGCGGTGAGTTGCCGTAGTACGGACGAACGTAGCTGCGTTCGATGTTGTTACCGGCCAGCGGCGTGGATGTGATCTCACGAGCTAACACGGCTTGGGTGGCCGCATCCGGCGTGGTGGTGCCGTCGTTGTATTCGGATTCCAGGGCGACTCTGAGCGCCCGGCGGTTCGTTTTCATACTCACGGTTCGTTCTCCTACCACCGGTATTCAGTGGTGAATACGTCGACCCAGAAAAGGGCGTGACTCTTTAGGCTCAGAATTTGGCCGCGCTGCCATTTGATGGCGCTGTCGCAGTCATCCGGTATCCAGTTGATCAAGCTGTTCAGCATTGGCTCTCGCAGTAGTGCCAACTCATCGTCGGTATTGCCCAGCGGTAAGTTGCGCCGCTGAATGCCGGTAACGAGCAGCACCTCGGGCCGTACCATGTGATCGGCTCCGTTACTCATGTCGTGATGAGTGACGGTCTCACGCCCTAGCACCAGCATGCGGCTCGGCCATTGCTTGACGTTTTGAGCAGCATCCACATCGGCGGCTAGCTGCACCTTGGGGCCATCAAGCGCGTTAAGCCGTGCTAGCCAGGGCGTGAGCGAGAGCATTACTTGGCCTCTTTGCCTGGTTCGTCAGCGGCGGCTGGCTTGGCAGGCGGTGGTGCTAGCTCCACGACCAGCGCGGGGTCGTCGCTGATCGACTTGTAGGCGCTGCCTTTGTCGTCCAACGTCAGGTACTTCCATTCGTTGGTGAAAATCGTGCCGCTGTTGGTGCGCTTGGCCCCGGTGGCTTTAGTTTTCACCCGCACCTGTACGTCTTTACGCGGCGCGGGCGGGGCTTTCTTCTCAGCGCTTTCGGGCGCTGCTTTGGTGGTCTGTTTGGCACTCATGGCCATCTCCTAAAAACCGCCGCCGTTGAACACCTGGCGGCCTGGGTTCATGTGCACGCTGCCTGCACTGCTGGATGAAGGGCCGGTCGAGATGCCCAGCTTCACTTCGCCGCGTGACACGCTGCGTAGGAACTTCACGGCGTCGTCGTAGCGCTTCTGCACTTGATCCGTGGCGTGCTCGTCGTAGAGCCGGTAACGGGCGATGTCGCAGGCGTAAGCGGTGACGATGCGCGGCACGGGCGAGAGCGGTACGGGGTAGCCCGCTGCACTCACGTAGCCGTCGATCTCACCAGAGGCGTCGTCGCAGGCGCGGTCGACCGCTGCGTCATCAATCTCACCGCTGGCATCGCGGGCGATGGCCTGTAGCTCGTCTTCGCCGAACCGGGCGATGAGATCCGCTTTCGTGCAGTACGGCATGGGTTAGTGCTCCGTTACGCCGCTGCGCTGGGCAGCCAGGGGTTCATGATGAGCTGTGAGGTGTTGGCCCATTCGTTGGTCGCGCCTGCCTCATTCATGGCGTTGGTGAGCACACGCCGTGCGGGGCCTTCCATGTTGCTCGGCACCATGGTGTGGCTATGGCGCAGGGCCAGTGGCCGCTCATGGTCGCCCTTCAATTCCTGAAGCTTTTTGCGAGCCAGCTCGTAGTTCTCTGCGTTGAACGGCTGGTTAGAGCGCACCACCAGTTGCCACAGGCCTGCACCGGCATTCACTCGGGCGTCTACGCCCATGAGGAAGTTGTCGGTCATGAAGACTTGGGTGTCGTTCAAATTGGTCAGGGCGCGGAAGTCATAATCACGGCGCTTCTGGAACACCATCGGCTTGATGGCGCGGGTTAAGTCCATGACGTACCAAGCCGCGCCATTACCGCCCATATCATTGGAAACGCCGACCAGCTTGTTTTTGGCATCCAGCACCGGATGGTCATTGGCAAACAGGCGCTTGCCGTCGTAGCAGATTGGGTTGGCTGCCAGTACCTCAACGGCGATTTCATTGGGGTGCTGACGGCTGGAGCGACCAAACTCTTCGTACACCGGCGCATACAGGCCGTAGGTGTCGTCTTCGATGCTGTCGCGAGGCACGCCAGCAGTCAGCTCGAACTTGCGGTTCCTGATCGAGAAGTCCGCGCCTTCCAGGCCGTGGATGACTCGATCACCCAGCCACTCCCGCATACGCGGCAAGGCTTTGAGCCATGGGTACACTTCCACAGCGGTGGTGCTGTTCACGACGGTACAGAACTGTTCGTAAACGCTGCCCGCGTCGCCGACAGAGTTAAAGCCTTGCTGGAAGTTGGCCCGGTAGGCCTTGAACAGGGCGTTCAGGTTGGCGTTATTCAAATCCATGGTTGCTATCCTCTTGGGCCAAACGGGCCGTTAATAGGGCGTTACAGGTAGACGCCGGAGGTGGGGTCAATCAGCACCCACACGCCGAAGTCGTCTACGCCGTCGATGATTCCGGCAAGGGAGCGGGTCGCCTCGCCATCGGTTTTGGCCACTGTGTGGTCGTCCACTAGGTAGCAGGGCTTGCCAACATCAGCGGCGGTGATTTCGTCTGCCGCAGCGGAGTTGTCGAAGGCAAAGCAGCCGATCTTCACATCGACGTGCTGGTCACCTGCACCGCCAGCAGTGTTGTCTTGGTAGTGGGTCGCGACGCCAACGGCCACCAAACCGGTCGCGGTTGTGCCCGCCGCCACAAAGCCACTGGCGGCCAGGGCCACGATGCCACCGGCAAACACCACCGCACTGGCTGCTAAGGGATAGCTACGGCTGGTGTTATGGCGGTACGGCGTATTGCGGTTTTTGCTAAGAGCCACGGTGATATCCTCTTGCGGAGTTAGGGGGGCCGTCGTTACGCGGGGTTCGCTGCGCGGTATTGCTCGGCGGTCAGACCTGTGGATTTGCATACCGCTAGCTCTGCATCGGTCAGCGCCCCGTCGTTGGATTGGGTTTCCTCCGGCCGTTTGCCTTGTGTCTGGGTCGCCTTCAGCGCCGCGATGCTCGGCGCGCCTTCAATATGTGCCTTGCAGGCAGCCAAGCCTTGCGTGCGCAGCCAGTCGGCGGTGGCTTGGCCAGGAATGCGGCCATCGGCGAGGCCTTCGGTGATGAGCGCTTCCAGCTCAGCGGTGTTGCTGTTGGCTTTCAGGGCCGCAAGCTGCTGAGTGGTTTCTTGGTACACGGCAACAGGCACGAACTGCGTCATGTCTAACGTTGCGGCTGCACTGGAAGCTTTGAGCGCGGCCACGGCTTCTTCGGGCTTCGTGCCATCTTTGGCACCGAGGGCTTTGCGGTAGGCGTCGGCATCGGCTTGGGCGGCTTTCAAGGCTGCGATGACGGTGTCGATCTGTTCGTCGGTGGCATCGGTGGCCAAGCCGAGCGTGGCAATCAGTTGTTCACGTTTCACGGTGTCGATCTCCTGGGCGTCGTCGGTGACGTCATGGACAATCGCCATCCGAGCGGCGGCAAGCTGCGCCGCGCCCTCATCAATGGCGGGGGTGTTGGTTAACGCCAGGTGCAGCAGATCGAGCGGCACGCCGTTGGCGTCGTAGGGGAAAACGGGTGAGAGGTAGCGGTATTCGGGCGGCTCGCCGTTGGGGCCTT